AGAATGGATTGTGATAGCCCTGCTGTTTTAAGTCACGTATTTCCATAACGTACTTATAGTAAGCATCTTTATCCAGTTTAGCAGTAAGATGTGGTTTCTTAATAAATTCGTGTGGATCGCGGGGATTAGTTTGTCCGCCACTGTACCAGCCTGGTTGTACGCCTTTGTTAAGTTCGCTGTCATTGTCGCGTTCTTGTTTGTCTTTAAGGGCATCAAAGTCAAAGCTAGGTTTACGATATCTTATCTTTTGATCAGTAGTATCGTATTCTTGTAGTATTTCTATAATTCGCATGTGTATATTTAATCGTGATTACCGTAATCTGTATTTTTTAACATAACGACTATAACTGCTATCACTATAAGTAGGAGAAATAAATTTATTAGATCAAACATTATTTTAGTCCTTTTTTTCTGTTAGATTCTGCTATACCTGACTGTATCATTTTTTTAAACATTAATACTACACGACTTTTTTCTTTTTCGCTGAGTATTTTTACTAGTGTAAGTTTATCGTCATAGCTTTTGGCATTGTCCAGGAATTCAGCCGGTACTGCCAATTTAGGCTTTTTCTTAGCCATTTCTTTCTTCATATTAGCTAGGGCCTTGTCAGGGTCGTCGTTATCAGTAGTCATAGTGATCCTTTCTAAGTCTATTTTATTTACTTAGGTTCGCAGTCCACCCAACGTAAATTATTATAGTGTTCATAGGGCCACGTACCCTTAGGTACTAAACAAGTGCCTAATTCAGGTTGGTGTTCCATGCGTATTTGTACCACAGCCCATATTAACCAAATAAGATATAATATAGCCACAGTACTGCTAGACCAGCACAGTATTTTATATTGTATGCGTTTTTTGCGACGTGCCCGAATCTTCTTTTGTTCTGCTGTTCGTCGCATCTCTGCAGCAATGACAATACTTTGTTCTTTGCCCACTTTCTTCATCATCTCTTCGACATCAAGATACAATGGACCTAATTCTGGTGGACTTTGATAGACCATAATTTCACGCAATTCTGCGCTCATGTGTTCTAGTTGTTTTTTAAGTAATACTCGCATTAATGCACGTTTACCTAAACTGTCTTCGCCGTGATATACTTCAGTTCTGCTGCGACGTTCTTCTTCTTCAAATACTGCTAGACATTTATAATAGTTGTCAAAATATGTTCCAAGATGTTGGCCAATTTCTGTATAGATGTTAGTAGTTTCGCCACCCTTTTTGTTCAGTTCTATTATGCGATTTTTTTCTGTGATAAACTGATTACGTTCAGCCACAGTAGGTTGACGATCCTTGAATTTATTGGCGAATTGGTCGTCAAGGTCTTTAAGGATATCTTTGACATCCCCAGCAGCACCTTTAATTTCTTTATATAGTTCGCACCCTTTTTTGACCGCCTGGACTGCTCCGTTGGCCAGGGCAAAAAGGGTTAGCGGATCCAAGATCTAGATCTCCGCATGGTTCGCTCCAAATTGTTCGCTCAGTAGTATTTACTTGGAGGAGCTATCTTTAGGGTACCATGGTGTCATTCTAGGACTGTTTTGTACACTGTAATTCATGCATTCGGCTAAAAATTCAAAATTACGGCTCAGCGTATTGAATAAATGATAGTTGATCTGTTCTGCGTGGCTATAGCTGGCTTTGCCTATTTGATAAAAGTAATCTTGATTGATGCCACGTCGTTCTAGCATATTAGGAAACACTGCGGCTGCAAACAGTGCTTGATCTCCTAATACCTTAGCTGCATGAGCTGTTTGAATAGATAATAGTGTTTCAGCCCAACTAGGCTGAGGTTGCCAGTCAGGTTTATCAGTATAGTTTGCTAATACCGCACTCATATATTGTTCTATATAAGTAGGTATAGGCCAACCATGACGATGTTTAGCTTGGTCTATGATATCAAACCAAGCTGAATAGTACTCAGGTTCAATCATACACTATTATTTATAGTGTCATGGGTCAGTTGGCAGATTACTCAATAGTTGTCTTAATTTACTGCTTTCGACCTGTACTTTACTAACAGACACACTGATACCTTCAGTAGGATCAGAATTAACTGTACTATTTCTTTGTAAGTTGTTCAATATTTGACTGCTACGGCTAGTGGTATCTGCCTCTGTTTGCCCTTCTTCACCTGGGTCAGTAATTCTCAATGTATCAATATCAAAGTCTAAGTCAATTTTCATACCTACACCACTGCTGCTACGAGTTTTCATTAATTGAATTTGATACTTACCGCGTTCACGCATAGCACGACTGGTAAAGATACCAAACACATTATCCGCTGTCTGGATCTTACTAAGTCCGCCTGAAATATGACTGTGATCGTATTCTACTTCTTCTACTGCACCTCGATTCAACTGTGCCGCTGTGACCAGCACACACTGTTTCTCCATAGCCAAGTTACGCAGCTCTTCGCTGACATACTTGTCTTTGACAAATAAGTTTTCTGCTGAAATTTTTCTACTTTGAGGCATCAACAAGTCTAGATAATCGACTAGCAGTACATCTACCTTACGTCCTAGTTTGATTTCATATTCTTTAAGATAACTTCTTATATCATTGGCTGTTTTGCCGCTGGGCATGTATTTGACTTGATACGTTCCAGATTTTTTTCCAATGACCTTAACTTTCATTTCAACATCATCAATATTTTTAAAAATATCTCTAGTAGGTATTTCAGTAATCATGCTATCAATACGCATACTGACCAATTCCTCACTAAGTTCTAATGTAAGATATACTACATTCATTCCTTGTAGTGCCCAGTTAACTCCAAGATTAGCTAAGAATAAACTTTTACCTGCACCTGATCCGCCAGCAAAGATATTCAATTCGCCTCGATTCATACCTCCGAACAATCTTTTATCCACAGTTTGCCAACCTGTAGTCATTTGTCCATTTTTATCTTTTATTCGCATTAGTCTACTTCTCGGATCTTCAAAGTAGTCAGTGCCCATGTCTTTAGTTAGTCCTACTTGCACTGCCTGCTTGACTAATTCTTCTACTGGGCCATATTCTCCTTTTTCTAACAAGTCAGCACTTTTTAAAATAGCCTGTTCTAATCCTTTATGTCTAATAAAAGTTTCAAAGTCTTGTAACAGCCAATCGTAGTGTTCTTCTTTCAAATCTCCTGGAGATTTTAAATCAGATTTTGTAGCCGCATTTACTATTTCATATGTAGGTAGTACGCTATGCTCTGATACATAATCGTTAATAAATTTAGCAGTGTTTTGTAATTTTCTATCAAACAACTCATGATGAAAAATGCTTTGGCATCTTACAAAAGTTTCTGCATCATTCAACATCATTTCTAAGTAAAGATGTTGTATATCATATCCGTAGTCTGCGTTTTGTCTTGTAGTCATATTTTATTATATTTTATCTCTATGTGTTTAGTATCTTCGTTTGTTTGATAATTTACATGATTTTTAGTATGTGCCAATACTGCTCCAATTGCACTACTAGCATCGCCTGGCCAAGGTAAACTCCAAATGCCTCTCCATTGGTGTCTTAGTTGTCGATTAAATTTACTATTGTATGCACAGCCGCCCATATAAACAAGATTTCTAAAATTAGTTAAATTTCTAGCTTTAACCATTATGTAATCCATTTGTTCTTCAAATACTTTTTGAACTGCGGCGGCGATATCGCATTTATCTTGATCAGTTAAGTTATAGTCAAAAGGCCAATTATATACACCTTTATGTAGATTATATTTTAGCACTGCTGGTTTTTTAAAATAGTCTAGCACAGTATCATAGTATATAAATGGATTACCCTTATCGCTTAATTTTTGTAAAAAATGTTCTTGTGCAGCGGGTCTAAGTCCAATCAAATCTGTAAAGGCACTATAGAATATACCTAAACTATTTGGATAGCTTTCGCTCCACAATTTTTCTAAATTCCTGCCATGCCCACTCCATATGCTTATAGTTTCAAATTCTCCTATAGCATCTACAACGACCACGGCTGCTCTATTAAAATTACTAGTATAATACCCTGCGGCAGCATGACTATGATGGTGTGGTGTATAGATTATAGGGCAGTCAATATTAAATTTTCTAAGATATACACTAGGTATATTGTCAATACTAAATGCTTCTTTATATTGTCCTGCTGTTAGTTGACGTAGTTTTTTTAAAAATGGACGTTCATACCAATATACAGTTTCAGGTTCTCCGTATATTGTTATAGCATGATGTATAATTTCTTGATTTAGATAATGATCTCCTTGTATGTGTGTAAAGTCGCTACTTCTTCTATGCCATACAGGTTCGTTGTCTCTGAACACACATATGCTAGCATCGTGGTTTAGTGCATTAATACCCCATACAATCATAATTGGCCTACTTATAGATAAAAGGATCTCTTGCTTTTAGTTCTTGTAAACGTTTTTTCCATTTACGATGTTCTAAGTATCTATTATACGGATACATTAAGATTTCTAAAATTTTTTTCATATTAAGCCTCAAACCATTTTTTTGATAGCAGTTTTATCTTCAATCCTGAAGTTTCTTTAGATCGAATTATACTGTATAATGTTGCTAGTCTTCCGTACTTTAATAATGCTTCGTTAGCATCTTTAATATCCGGATCCCAGTTAGGAAAACTTACACTCCAATTATTTTCTATTGCTTGATCTACTAACTTTTTTCCAGCTGAATCTCTGTCTGGTAAAATAATTACTTCTCTTTTAAGTTGATTAATTAGAGTTTTTTGTTGATCACTTATTTCACTACCTAGTATTGCTACGCCGTCGATACTAATTGCATCAAACGGTCCTTCGCACACTATTACATATTTACGATTTTCTTTTTGATTATCAAAATTAAACACATATCCTGGTTGTTGTTCCGAAATGTATTTAGGTTTACCATCACGCAACAGCCTAGCCGTAAACCCTACTAAATTTTTATTAAAGTAAAAAGGAACAATTAATCTATTAGGATATGCAGGGCTCCAATACCATTCGTAATCATCGAGATAAAATCCTCGATTAGCAATATATTCTATCGCTAAATTCATATCATCGTGATACTCTGCTTCTCCTATTTTTACACTATCAGGAGGTAATATTTTATCAATAAATTTTGGTAGAATGTCGAATTTTGATTTGTAATCCGAATTTTCTTTTAATCTAAGTGCTTCTAAACTGCATTTTGAAATTAAATCGTCTGGTACATTTAACCAGCGCATCAATTTTCGAAATTTTGTAGTTACTATTCTTCCAGGTTGCCAACTAGTTTTAAATCCGCAGTTAAAACAATGATAGCTAACTCCTTCATTAATCATCATACCTCCACGCTGTCTAGTATCAGAGGAAGTACCGTTATGATGACAGCAGACAGCATTAAAACTTATCCATCCGCTGGGAGTCTTTTTTCTTCTAGAAGGCAAGTGTAAGCTGATTGTATCTATGACTAGACTCATAGATATATTTTACGATATTACTAATATTTTGTCAATAGATCCGGTGTTCGCTGTATCCGGAAGATATTTAATTCTTAACCAACTTATATTATTACTGTAATCGGTTATTTCATTATACACTTTACTAACAACATCAGTAGAATTATTGATATTAAAAGTTTCTAAATCTGACCAATTAGTTGCTGCACTAACTACTGCATCGGTAGTTATTTGTACAGTTACTTCAGCATCGAAGTTAGTTAATCGAAATTCTAATTTAATTTGATGCGTGTCATTGACATCATTTCTTGGATTAACTTCTACAGACGAACTGTAATAAGTGGTTATATCTGGGTTTACTGAATCGTCGATTAGGTATATGAATTTGTCTATAATTTGAGCAGGAACAGATTCTGGTACAACACCATTCAGTAAATCAATTATACCAGTAGCGCCAAACTGACTATCTCCGTATAGCAGTGTTTTTGTACCGTCATCGTTTAAAATGTAAAGGCTAAATTTTAAGAACTGAGGCTTTATATAATCAATTTGTTCTGCATAAATTGTCATAGTAGCTAGTCCTGTAGTGTTAATTACAGGCTCTACGTCGACTGTTAAAACTTCGGTATTGTAATGATCTAAAATAACACATTTCAGATTATAATTTGTAATTGATATACGTTTTTGATCAGCATTTCGCACGTCAAATTCCACGACGTTTTTCACGCCTTTGTACAATTTTATTCTTCGTTGGTACACAGGTCTATACTCCACAGGATATGACGCCAAATCGGCAACTACCGAAATTCTATTTGAATATAAATAACTTGAAATTTTTTGCATCTTAACTGTATTTATGGCGAAATTAAGAGAAAACATACAAGAACAATTACCCTTTATTTCTGTGCTTCATTATGGAGAAAGCGAATACGTTGGGATTATAATAAATCAAGATCAATACGTAACTAGTTTTTTTGATTTGAGCATGTTAAAAACTGCTGAAGATAAAGCTGGATTATTAGAGATCGGAGAAATTTGGTGGTGGGAATCTAACAGACAGGTTCCTATAAACATATTTCTTAGAAAGGAAATAGAACCTTATCGATACGCTATTAAAACCTTTAATAGCAAAGATGTCAGAATAATGCTCGGGCCAGTAGTGAATTTATTAAATTTAACTATAAAACGAGTTAAAAGAAAAAGTGTTCAGTTAGTAAGAGCCCCAAAACGTTAACTAAATTCATAACTTACTTTTTCACATATTAAGTTCATTTGTACTACAATTGCCTGAGCATAAGCTATGGCATGCGCCTTTTTAAAATAATATTCATCATTTTCTGGTTTTTTCCAAACCTCTTCTAAGATCGTCGACCATGGCTCTCCAACTAGGTATCTCTTCGCTGGTCGTATCACTGCTAATACTGCTGCTAATTGTTCTATCGTTATTGGTTTCATTTGACGTAATATAGAACCATGCCCGTTTACGTGAAAGAGTAAGTCGATGAACTCGTCTTGTTCTAGAAGATCCCATAATGGTTCCGTCTCCATCAATTTTTTTAAATGTTCTTCGTTTTTTACATCTTTGTAAACACTAACATTTAGCAAGTCTATTTTAAAATATCCTCGTTCTTCCGCAGTTTTATAATCAATGTTTGATAGATTTGTTATAGGATTAGAGGGTATAGGTTGCACATAGATACCGGTATTATGTGGTACTAACAAATCATTTTGTAATCGACTAGCTCTAATATGTTTAATATGTTTAAGAGCTAATTCACGATCTGCAAAGTCTATATCGATATCAGGCATTATTGTATAACTTCAGTTTCAAATAAAAGTAAAGGTAAATTTTTTGATAAAAATTCTGCATAGTCAGTTGCCTCGTCTATGTTTTCAAAACCTTCTAATTTCACATAGATTGAATCGTCTTTTTCGTTCACTAAAACTTGCATGGATAATTCTGTGTTAGTGCTTCCTGAAACAACGTAGGTCATAGTCCAGCCTCCTTAATCACCTGTTTTACCAGCTCTATATCTTGCTTAGAACTTTTAAATTTTTTAGACCAAAATATAGGGTCTATAATATTACTTATGGCAGATAGCTGAGTATCGTCTAGCTGATCTAAAAGTTTTTTACCTGAATTTGAATTTAAAATTAGCCAAGGACTTACTTTTCCATCTTTAATATCAAACATGGCTCTATTTGTGCTAACATAATTAAAATAATGATTCCACATACTGTTATTCTTTTCAGCCCATAAGCTCATATGTTTGATTGATCTTTCTAATGCAGTTTCTACAGATTCTGTTTGTATTAGATTTACAATGTATTTTTCATAGAGTTCGTCTCTGCACCAATGATCGATTTTAACTCCGCTCTTAACTATCCATTCTATAAATTTATTTGGATATAACGGATTTATGTTTGAAACAAAACTGCCAAATTTAACAAATGCATTATAATACGGACTTTTTGAGAATTCTGAATAAGTTTTTGATTCTGTAGATTTTTGAGCGATTTCATAGAATTTGTTAAAGGTATAAAATCCCATAACTACATGTTTTTCATTCTGTGCAAGATGTCTTCTTTTTTGCTCGCACATATGTACTATCAAAGTCTTTTCTTTAGTAAACTTTGTTCGACAATGTACACAAACAAATTCTTGCAAGATTTCTGCTATCATTTAAAATAGTCTTTAATTTGTTTATCACTATACCCAAACAATTTTGCTTGTTCTATACATTCTTTTTCGGTAGTTAGTGTAGCAAGTAATTCTAATTCGTCAATTTTTTTAGTTGGGTGAACATCTAATAAGAATTTATATATTTTACTATTAGAATTTTTCTTTCGTTTAAATCCTATCCATTCATGATAAAAAATCTTTTTTGATTCATGACTACACATGCATAGTAATTGCCAAAGCAATTTTGGATGCTTTTGCAAAACATTCCAATGTTTATTAAAATATTCATTGACAGTTAATAGATAGTGTTCTTGTATATTTCTGTCATTAATTTTAACATTACTGATATATCTGTTTAAGATGAAAAATTCGCTTTTTAATGCTTTTTTTTGATCGTCATTTATGTCATCCCATAAAGACTTTACATTTAAATCTACTGCTGCCAATTTTTCTTTTAATTCAATTTTATCACTCATAAATCAGTCCTTGACTTAAACACCAATTATACACATCTTGATAGGATAAGTCATCTTTTTCCTGTTCAAAAACTGTGCTAAAAAGATATCTTGGTTTTTCAAAATTAATTACACAATGTCGATGCTGAGTATTAAACAGATAAAAATGGCCTACTTCATAATTCAGTTCTGTTATATTATCATTGAATCTATCAACCACATCTCCAAATAAGCAATGGCTATTCGAATGTTCGATAAGCATATTAATGGTTACGCCCCTATAAAAGTCTTTGTGCCAATTGTACGATGTATTTGGAGCCATACGTATTATCATGCAAGTTTTAATAGGATACGCTTCATTAATAGTTTTTAATAAAGATTCTTTTGACCAAATGCCTTTTCTCATTTCGAGCATATCAAACCCGTCGATGGTTATCCACTGGTCATACAAGTTTATATGTCGAGAAAACTTAATAATCGTTTTAGATTTTAATATAAACTTTTTAAATAAATGATTATTTTGGATCATCGATGCTGAGTCTGTATATCATTTTTACTCGGGAAACAGCTTTTTGTAAAGCAGGATTTGTTTTTGCTGCCAATCTAATTTCATTCCAAAGAATGTGATCTTGTAAATCTTCTATACCTGAAGATTGAATGATTGTTCTTTTTTCTTTGCCAAACTCTCTTTCGTAAACAGTTTTCCCTTTATCTGGGCTTTCGTAAATTTTTGTCATTTATATGCTACCACTCTACTACACATTGCAGTTTTAGGATATTTATTTGGTTCAACTACTGTTTTACTAAATCCTGTATCCTTCAATAGTTTACTTAAACTATCTGCGCTGTATCCCCATTTATGCAGCATTGCAACGTTTTGATATTTTCCTATATTACCAAATATTCCTGCAACACCTTGCTTTAATATTTTTTTATTATCACTGTAAATTCTACTAGGATCGGATACTATAAACTTACACATTTTTAATAGATCTGGCCATTCTGTGGCTACTGATCCTCCTGGTTTTAAAATTCTATACCATTCTTTTAACATGCCAGGAACTTGATTTGGCATGATATGTTCTATCACATGAACACTGAGGATTTCGTCTACGGTGTCGTTAGGTATAGGATATTGATCTGTTAGATTATGTATAGTTATACCAGATTGCCCTATGCAGTAGTCTCCATCTACATTTATCCATCCTTCGTAAAGATTCGGTCCGCATCCTAGATGCAATCTTATAGGCAATTGTTTTTGTTGATAATTTATTATTTCTTCAGTTAAAGTCATGTTTAATACTTTTAAAAAAATTACACCATTTATCTGTAATTTTTTCTACAGAATAATTTTCAACAACATATTTTTGACCATTTGAAATCATTTCTAGAATATGTTTCCTATTATGTTTATCTAAAGCCCATGCTATTCCTTTGGCATAGTTTTTTGTCCAAATAAAATCTTTGAATTCATCGTAGCTTTGAAGTCTGCTAGTAATTACAAATTTTCCACTGATTAAAGAATCTATTAAACGTGTAGAACTTTTAGTTATTGTACGGTAATTTTCCTCTACAGGAATTAATACAATATCAGTATCTTTCAAATAATGACCTTGCGTTTCCCAGTTCCATTCTACAAAATTAATTTTATCCATGTTAACAAACTGATGATCAGGGTTTTTTAATCTCTGTCTTGTTTTTTCCTCAAATCTTTTAGCCTTTCCTGTTACAATAGATAATTTGTATCGTCCAATATTTCTTTCAAGAAAAGACCAAATTTCCGTCCAGTTAACATACCCTAAACTACTATTGCTACCAAACCATAAAATTTTTATTGTTTTTCCTGGTGAAAATTCTGGAGTTAATACAGGGCGTTCTACAGGATCAGGGATAACAGTAGCTATTTTTCCAGTTCTGTTTAGTATTTCATCAGCCATTGTACGACTGTTACAGGTAATATAATCCGCTTCTATTGCACACGGTAGTAGTGCATCATCTTCGTCAAATTTGTTATCACATATGTCAAATACAGTAATAGCTTTTTTTCTTTTAGATTCTAATATGTTTTCTAATTGAGAAAATTTAATCCATACTGCGATATCATTTTCTTTAAGATGTGTTGTATTAGTTCCTATAGTAGAACTAATATTTCTTTTTTTTAATTCTTCAGAAATTAATCTTCCTCGCAGACGATGGCTTGCTCTTCTTTCTGAAAATTTACTAGTTAAAAAATGTACATTACTCATCAGGTTTTATAAAAATGAAATCTGCTTTTCCTACTTTTTGTATGTTCTTATACCCTAACGAATTTAAAAGTTTTTCTGGATCAGGCATAGTGCTATTTTGTCGAGTGTGTACTCTTACTTTATTTTCAATTAAAATAACAGGGGAGTTATTTTTAAGAAACTCTGTGGCTCCATCTAATAAATATCCTTCGTGACTGTCTACATCAATTTTAACAAAATCAATATCTTTAAGATTTAGATCATCTAATTTAATAGTATTCACTTTTATTGTAATCTGATCTGCTAAATCTTTTTCTTCTAATGTTGATACCCATGCGCTAAAATTGTTATTTACAAAATTTTGAATACCATTTTTATTACTGATACCAACATTTTCAATTTTGCAATTTCTGATATTGCGAATTTCTAAATTTTTATTACAACACTCAAACATTTCTTGATTAGCTTCGAAACCTAAAACATTTTTAAATTTGGTCGACATAGCGATAGTCGAGTCTCCGATCCATGTTCCAATATCAATAGCGTTATCAAATTTTCTTACATATTTAAGAGCTTCTGCAATAGCATTAACACATGGAAAGTTTTCTTCTTCTACCATTAAAGCAACTCTATCTTTAGTAGAATCTGCGCAATACCAATTACCTATTTTTTTCATTATGGTATCCTACAGTTTCTCTTTCAATGTCTTCGTGATCGAATTCCGCCCAATAAAGTTCGAAAGCTACAGTATCTTCTAGTGCCTCAAACTGATGAAATTCACCGGGGGCAACTTTAGTATACATACCGTTCATCAAAACAGTTTCGTCAACAAGATCATAATTGTTTTTCCAGACACGTATAATTAACGCACCTTTTTCAACAAAAAATCCATTCCACTTGAACTTGTGTTTATGTTTAGAACAGACACCGCCTTTCTTAATATCGATCCGATGAAATTCTAAAACACCGTTGGCTTCTAAAAGCTCTGTTTGCCCCCATACTTTTCCTGCAATCATAGTTTCCTCTTTACAAAATTTTACTTAAATTTATAAGCTCGCATTGTCTACTAATTTCTTTAACAAAATAACAGCAGTTAGGTTTAGATGAATCACTAGTAGGCACACTTAATAATTGTCCGTTCTTCATCTTAGGAAAATACCATTTAACATCATTGTAAAAATTTACAATTTCTATTGGTTTAAATTCTATTCTAAAACTACTTAACGGATTAAAACAAAATGCTTCGAACCCTCTATCATTTAAACTAGTTAATGGCAATATTTCTATATCATTGTTACTACTACTATCTCCTACAGCAATGCTCCAATCAATAGGCATAGAGATTTCATCATTGCCTATTCTTAAAACCATTGCAGGACTGTTAAAACTTTCTAAAAAAATTAATGGTATAAAATAAAAATCTGGATCTATTGGATTACTATTATCTAATACGCTGAATCTCATATTTTCATCTACATCGTCAGGCAAATTATTTAAGTCAAATGCGGTGTTATCTAAAGTTAAAATTTTCATTTTTGATTCCAATCAATTTTGTCGAGGGTGAACGGGTACTTAGCATCTTTATAATATCTTTTTCGTTCAGTTAAATGTTTTTTAGCGTATTTGCAATTAGAGGTTATATCCCAGATCTGAACGAAGTCTTTGTCTTCAGCTTTTCTAATACCTCGCCCAATGCTCTGTATAACGCGGACAAAGCTTTTTCCGGGTTCCAAAAGAACCAAATTAAAAATCCTAGGAATATTAATACCCACAGCGGCCACACCGTAAGTCGCCACAATAATCTTATTATCGCTTGTTTTAATTTCATCATATTCTTCTTTTCTGTCGGTAGTTTTTACTTTTCCTGAAACAAATACAGATTCGGGAATCAATTCTGTTAATAAATTACCAGTGTCTATTCTGTTTACTAAAACCAAGGTGTTTCCTGAGTCTGCAATAGTGTTAATGTAATTGGAAATATATTTGATTCGATCCTTATTTGTTACCAAATATTTTAATTCATCTGCATAAGACTTAAATTCTAAAAAATCACTTAATTGTAATATGTTAACATGCAGATTGCTGAGTACACCTAGTTCTTGAAGTTCGTAGGCTTTTATACCGCCAATTACTGGGCCTATGCTAGCAAAAATTATTTCAGATTCGTAATCTTGCTTAGGAATAGTTCCTGTGAGTCCCCAACGTATAGCAGAATTACAAAAATTTTGAGTCAATAAATTTTTTAACACATCTGCTTTAGCCATATGCACTTCGTCGACTATCACACATCTTACACCATCTAAAAATTCAGCTAAAGTTATTATCTCGTGTTCTTGATTTTTACTTTTTTTATCTAAAATGTTGAGACTTTGCCATGTGCATATTGTGTGAGTTTTACCTAACTCTTTTCTATCCCCATAATATACTCCAACATCTAATCCGACAAGTCGAAAATCTTCTTCTGTTTGTGTAACTAAATCTTTATTGGGAACAATAACCATTGTTCTTCCGTACGGTTCGCATAACTGAGCCAAAGTTGCTGTCATAATAGTTTTACCGGCACCAGTTGCTACTTCCTGTAGACTTTGCGGATTTTCGATAAATCTATTAACAACATCTACTTGATCGTCACGTAGCATTATAGGGTCGCCTTCGAATCTATGGCCTGATCCCCATACTTTACCTTGATCTGCCCAGTATGCGTTTGTTACTTTAGTAAAATTTAATTTTAATGATTGTCTCTTATCCTGTATGTCTTCAACAGTTACATTATTTTCTTCTAATATTTCTAAAATTCTAGGTAGTTGATTTATATAACCATTACCGCCAAGGCCAAACAACGTAACACTACCATCCCATCGACCTAATTTAAATGAAGGCCGATATCTAGCTGTTGGATCAATATATTTGAATTTTTTAGAAAGCTTTCGTCGAATTTCAACAGGCAATCCTTCTAATTTTATATTAACTTCGTCTTGAATAATTAATTTACAAAATATCATAATGTTTCTCTGAAGCAGGCTTGTGTGAGCTATAATGAGTAATTAAATCTACTCTTTGACAAAATGCAGAAGTTTTAGATCCGTTAAAAGTCGGAGAAAAATTTATCACAGATAATGGGTACCAGTTGGTGTTTAACAAAAATTTAGGCAATAACGCACTAGCTATACCTGCAATTTTTGTTTCTGAAGTCAATTTTTTGTTTAAATTATTATTTTTTATAAATTCATTAAATTCTTTGTTTACTGGTAATGAGTTGTCTACTCTAAAATAAATTCCTATGCTATCATTAAACGTTTTCTCTGAATAATTTTTTAGTAAATTTAGTATTCTTAATGAGGATACTACATCGTGTTTATCGAATACGAACAAGCAAGGAAATCTATTCAAACTGCTAAAAGATTCTAAAATTTCTTCTAATGTATAATTTGTTTCATCAATCCAAATATTTGTTTTTGATCTATTCGCAATTTTAAATTTGAGAGAATTTTCTACCTTTTTTGACGAAAAAGAATATTGATACTTAATTCGCCTATCCAATAAAATTAAATCTTTATCAGACTCATTAATAATTTCATCTGTTACTTGAGATAAAATTTTATTATTATGTGGATTATGTATGTCTAAATAGTTAGAATTATTTTTTACTAATTCAGTAATTTTTTTATATAAATTTTTAACATCATCGCTAACAATAAAATCTTCCTTTGAAAAGAAATCAACAACAGTTATTAGATTAAATTCGTTGCATAAAATTTTATAAAGTGTCGGAGAAATATTGATTGTGTTTCCTGATACAACTTTTTTTAATTTATTAATTTTATCTTTAAACGACTTATCATGAGTCGATTCTACTATTAAATACTTAAAATCCAAGTCTGAAAAATATATTCTTTTAGTAGGAATTATCTCTCTAAAATCTTTACTCCACAAAGGATTTTCAATTAATGATACTTCTTCTGCGTTCATAATCTTTAAGTTTTCTTTGTTTGATGACAATATATTGATTAACAGATTTGCTTGTTTTTTGGTCAAAAATATGTCCCTTTTTAACTGATGTGATAAACTTAATAGAATCTTCTTTTCTTTTTTTGGGAAAGAGTCGTTGTCTTGAAATGACAATGTTTCGGTAAGAGTAATCAGTAAAGCATCAGTAGTTAACATTTTATAAATTATAAACAAATTTTACACGAATGTCAAATATTAGACAAGAAAATTCTCTTTAATGGTATTCCCTGAGCAATTTCATCGAGAGTCCATTCGGTATGACAAAACTTTTCAAACCACAACTCTCTCTTAGGTCTGATTGGACTATCTATTGTTGAAAAATCTGTGTTACCTACAGGTGCTGCTAAACTTTCATTACCTACAAATGCTGGGACACCATTAATTATACTTAAAATTCCGGTATTTGAGCTAGGATTTACTACGGCCCAAGCATTTTTTAAATCTTCATCGAAGTCGAAATCATCATAAGTATTCGATATATGTTTTGGTATTCTAATTTTTACATCTTTGTATTTAAAATTTGCTGCCCAGGACCAATCGCGAGGGTGGGGCCTGAATACGATAGGTTTATCAGAGTAAGATTTTATGGAATCTATAGTTGATTTTAACCAGAGGACAGGGTCGGCTCGATGTACCCATTGTTCGCTTTTAGTATGCTGTCCACATATCAAAATATTATAGCCACTATACTGCCAAGGCTTTAATTCAATACCTAATGCTTTTGATCTTTCTGGTATAAGATTAGTTTCGTTAGCAAAAAAACCTAAATTATTAACATGATTAAGGCCTACTCTCCATGTTTCTCCTCTCTTAATACATCCTATCTCTAACACCAATAGTTTTTTTCTCTGCTGATGAGCATGTTCCCATATGGGTCTATTTTGTAACATTCTTCCATGCCATAAGACTGACCATATTACTAGTATATCGGCTGACATATCGTGTTCTACTAAGTCGAACCCTAAATTTTTTGCACCTTTTTCGAGAGCAGCAAATACAGGTCGAGAGTTTTGAGCACCAAATCGAGGAAAAATTGACAGTTTCATATAGTTGATAAGTAATGTATGTATTTAACGGAGTAACAATGCCAAAGTATGCAGTCGTAACAACTTTTCATGCCAAAGGTTATGAGCAATATGCTCAAAAGTTCATAAAAACTTTCTTAAAAACATGGCCTCAGTCGGTTGTTTTATATGTGTACACCGAAGATTGCGAGATTGCCGAGACCGGTGTTAACTTAATTGTAAGAGATTTACATTCAGCTAGTCAACCTTTAGTGGATTTTAAAAATAAGTGGAAAAATGTCCCTAAAGCCAATGGTGATGTTAGTCAAGACCCAGTTAGAAGCAAAAGAAGAGATGCCGGAAAAGGTTTCAAATGGGATGCGGTAAGATTTAGTCACAAAGTTTACAGTATTTTTCATTGTGCAGCTAATTGCGATGCAGATATTTTAATTTGGATGGATGCAGACATGATTTGTCATAGTCCCGTTGACGAAAATGTGTTAAATTCTCTAATTCCTGAAGAAAACGATCTTTGCTTTTTAGGAAGGGAAGGAAAATTTAGTGAATGTGGTTTGTATTCGTTAAATCTTCATAAGAAACAGACAAAAAGATTTTTAAAAAGGTTTCAAGAGTATTATGATAAAGCCGAAAACGGTATTTTTACCTTAGACGAGTGGCACGACAGTTTTGTGTTCGACGCTGTAAGGAAAGATGTTCCTTTAAACTCGTTAGATTGGTCAAAAAATCTTATTAAAGGAGAAGGTCACCCTTTAATCAATAGTGCTTGGGGTGCATACCTCGATCATCTTAAAGGAGCACGTAAAAAAACCGGTAAAAGTATGCCTACGGACCTTGTAGTTAAAAGAAACGAAAAATATTGGACAAATTAAATGGGATTAAAAGAATATCACGGGTTTTATTTTCCGGCTTACGACGATCATTTTCCAAAGATGCTGGATAAAAGCTTAAAGAAAGATAATGTGTTACGATATCAGTGGCGAGCTAGAGATGCTGCTGTAAAAATTTGTGAAAAAAGAAGATATTGTATAGATATTGGTGCGAACGTAGGATTGTGGGCTTGCGATTTAGTAAAAGAATTTAATCATGTCATTGCGTTTGAACCAGTGCGTGATTTTAGAAAATGTTTTGTGAAAAATGTTAAATTAAAAAATTATACGCTATATGATAACGCATTAGGCAAAGAAGAAACATTAATTAACATGAATATTGTTGCAGGTAATACAGGACACAGTCATGTTGATCTAACTTCTTATGGAAAAGGTGAAATATCTATGAAAACTTTAGACAGTTTTAATTTCAAAGATATAGATATGATTAAGATTGACGTCGAAGGATTTGAAGAACAAATATTACTGGGTGCGCAACAAACAATAGAAAATAATCTTCCAATCCTTGTTATTGAACAACAAAAACACGAGTATCAAGACGACATGAAAGATTTAACTAGTATTAAACTTTTAAATAAATGGGGATATGAGGTTATAGAACAATATAATAAAGATTGGATTCTTAAATCAAAAAAGGCCTAAATTTTTGGTAAATTCTACCAGTTTTTCCATCGTCGTCGTTCCAGTGCGCTGCGGCTAAGTCAAATAACCATTGATCTCTTTCAAACATTTCAGGATTTTCGATATTTTTTATAGACATATTAGCAACTGCTTTTGCTACACAACTTGAATCATCGATAAAAATAGGAATACCTTCGCATATAGCTGCTACTGCACTAGAACTATTAAAAAATACTGCGGCCCATGCCTTATGCATACTATGAGTTAACGGAACTGATTTACTATCCATAACTGTAATATTACTTTGTACAAATTTTGAAAAATCTTGAGGTTTTCCTGGATGAGGTCTAATTATTATAGGTCTGTCTGTATATTGACGTATTTCTTTTATTTTTTGATCTAACCATACCACGGGATCTAGATTTTTCATACTAAATCCTCCGTCTCTTTGCATACAAATTAAAATATGTCTACCTTTTGTCCTCCAAGGTTTGATATCTATTTGCAATGATTTACTAATTTTTTTCCATGGTTTAGAATCGCTGTGTTTATTAGCATATTCCGCTTGATCATAAAATGGTCCGTCTAAACTATATCTTAAAAACCTATTTTCTAGATCTGCATATTTCCAACAACCTGCATCAATACACATAGTTCGACCGCCTATCTTTTTTTGTTCTTCTACAATCTGTTGTCGTAAAAGAACATTAGGAGTAGTTTTGTCTTGTGTGACCCATCCAAGAATAACTGCTAACTTACTAGGAGTATACTTATAAGAATTTTCAACATGAACATTAGCTCCTAATAATTTTGCACCATCTGCAAAACTTTGTAAACAACTTTCTTTTCTTGGGTGCTTGTTTAAATTTAACACACTACTTTTATAAACTATGACATCATGTTTCACTTACAATTCTCCAAGCTAATCCTGATCGCATTTCGTCTACGGTAAATTGTGCGTATGCTAAATGACATGCCCAGTGATGCACTTCATCGAGTGTTGGTATGTAAGGTGTTTCAATTTTTGACAAATCTGACAGGCAAAGGCTTTGTGCAGCATTTGGTCCTAAAGTAAATGCAGGTTTTCCTAACAATAATGCTTCTGTAGCAGCTATACTGTTAAAAGTCACTAAACAATGCACATCACGAGATAACGCCATTTCCATTGTGTCAGTAGTTACTCTTTCTGCACGACCTTTTTTAATTCTTGTTATTATCGGCCTATCAGTATACTGTTTTATAGTGTTAATAGTAGTAGTCAACCATTCGTCTAAATCTAATTCATAAAATGCCATCGCCTTAGCACTAGGCGGACAAAGAAGAATACTAGATCCTCTTCTAAACTTTGTTAAGCTCATTCCGGTGGCTTCGAATCTGTCTGCTGGTCTATCTAACACAGGTCCTATATTTTGCATGGAGTTTTTTGTAACCCTATGATATAATTTTTTACGACCGTTTCCAAAATATCCTGTATCTATATAATAGAAATCTCTTCCAATTTCTTGACAGCTTTTCATTTGTTTACGTTTAGTAATTCCTCTTAAAAGTACAGGTTGAT